TGCCACCAACGTCTTGATGCGCGCCCTCGGCGTGCCCGCCTGAACCAACCATGGCAAGCTTCATCTACTTCTCGATGATCGAGGACATGGCGCGCGGCGCCATCGACTTCGACACCGACACGTTCCGAGTCCTGATCGTCACTGCCTCCTACACGCCTTCGCAGACGCACAGCAAGCGCAGCGATGTCAACGCGAACGAGGTCAGCGGCACCGGCTACACCGCGGGAGGCAACGTCTGCTCGCTGTCGCTGAGCCGCACGAACGGCGTCCTCTCGATCACGCCGGCCACGGTGACGTGGGCCGCTCCGGTGTCGGGGTTCACCGGGCAACGCGCGATCATCTACAAGGCGCGTGGCGGCCTCGCTTCGGCCGACGAGCTGGTCTGCTGCATCGACAACGGTTCTCCCGTGGCCGCGAACGGCACGAGCTACACCGTGCGCGTCGACACGCCGCTGACGCTGACGGTGCCGACCGGCGTGTAGCGCATGCCGATTCTCGGCGACTGGATCTGCCGCAGCGGCATCAGGCGCACGACGCCGGGGTTCGTGCATGACCTGAGCGTCAAGGCGGAGGCGACGAACCACGTCGACCGCGTCGAGTTCGCCATCTCGGCCAACGGCTCGCCGCACAGCACACAGACGGCGAGCTCGAGGACGATCCGGACGCCGAACTTCAGCGACCAGCCATCGCCCGACCCCACGGTGCCGAGCGGGCAACAGAAGTCGTTCGACGGCTACGGCATCGGGCTCAACCTCTCCGCAGTGCCGGCTGGAACCATCACCGTCGTCGCGACCATCTACGAGGTCGGCGGGGCGAGCTACACGCTCCCGGACGTGCTGACGATCTACAACGACACCGACGGCGGCGACCGGCGGCCGCGCACGGCGGCACCGCTCTACGTCGACGGCGACGCGGGCAGCGACACGAACAACGGCAGCAGCTGGGCTCTGGCGGTGCGGACGCCGATGCGCGCGCTGCAGCTTGGCCGCAGCACCGGCGGCGAGATTGGCGGCCTGCGGATCAACTGCCGGGGCACGATCACTAACATGTCCTCCGGCATCTTCCCGGAGTGCACGACGTCGGGGCAGTGGTGGTGCGAGTGGATCGCCGACGCGGCGGGGTGCTTCCTCGATCCGCCCGACGTGCTCACCGCGCGCACGCTCTACAGCGGGCAGAGCGGCGCCAGCGCCAGCACCGTGACCTGCCGGCATCGCTGGATCGGGTTCCGGTTCAGCCGGCGCAACTGCGTCAGCTTCACGTTCGGCGGCATCGTTGAGCACTGGATGGACGGCTGCTATCAGCAGGCCACCACCTACCTCGGCCCGAACCGCGTGACGGTGCGGTATGCCTACGAGGGCGCCGATGGCTTCTTCTGGGGCTGGAACGGCGGCGGCGCGAGCTTCCCGGTCGGTCGTCGCATCTTCAGCCAGTGCGACCTGCGCGGGGCGCTGCAGGGCTATCAGGCGAGCTCGTTCCTGTGGGACTGCCGTATCCGCGACTTCCTCGGGATCGCTTGTCGCATCGGCAGCGACGCGCCGCGCACGACGATCGGCGGGCTGCTCATGTGGTACGAGCGCTACGCCCCCCGCAGCGTCGAGGGCTTCGTGCGCATGGATAGCGACGCCACGCAGGGCAAGGGAAGGCCGGCGATCACGGTGACGAAGCCGACCCCGTCGACCGCGCGCATCACGTCACCCGTCGGCACCTACGACTTCAGTGAGGACGCGGCGGCATTGGTGGGGCAGACCTACTGGGGCCTGCGGTTCGCCGGCACTGGTGCGCTTGGCCTCGACACGACGGCCGCGCACATCGTCACGAACCGGGGCAACTCGGGCGGCGCTCCCTGGGTCGAGGTCACCGCACCGGGCGCCGTGGCCGGCAGTCTGCCGCCGAACACGGCCAGCTTCTGGACCGCGCAGGCGCTCGGCTCGCCGGTGCCCGGCCGCGAGTATTGGTATCTGCACCCGGATGGCATCCAGGTCGAGCGGCCGATGGTGCGCGACATCGTGTTCGACTGCGCTCTCGTCGATGCTCGCGACCTGCAGCCCTACTTCACGTCGTCGGTTGACTCCTACGACCTCGACTTCTGCCTCTGGGACAACCTCCGCGACGACGGCTCGGCGGCGTCCGGGATGGCGAACAACTGGAACGGCAGCGACTGCACGAACAGCATCATGCAGCGGCTGACGTGGTCGGGGCAGTTCCAGAATACGGCAACGGCCAACGGCTGGGCCGGCACCGTCATCCGCGACTGTGTGTTCTGGGAGCTTGGCGGATCTGGCGGCGGCGCGGCTGCGATCCCTTCACGCGGCGGCACCGTGGACCGCTGCCACATCGTGAACGGGTCGGCCTTCGGCACCAACGGAACCACGGGGCCGTGGGTGGCTGGCGACCCGACCGTCTCGCCGTTCAGTGTCGCACCGACCAGCGGCAACTTCGGCACCGGCACGGCGGCGCTCGCTGTCCCGGCGGTGTGGCGCTACGGCACCACGGGCGCGACGATGGGCGTGCTGCGCAACGTCGGAGACCTGAACTGGGCAACCGGCACCACGGCGCCGCAGATCGCCGCCAACGGGCCGCAGGGAATCACCGCCACGACGACGACGGCGACGTTCTTCGCGGGCGCGCGCCTGGCTGGGCCCGGCGGTTCGGTGTCGACGCTTCGGCCGACTGGCGGCCTGATGACCGGGCGGACGCTGCTGTCGCCGACGGAGTTCCCCGAGATCGAGATGGCTGCGCCGACGGCCGGCATCGTGGTCGGGTCGAGTCCGGCGGTGCTCGCGGGTCTCGGCGCATCGTTCACCGCGGCGACGGCAACGGGCTCCATCCTGGCTGGTCGGCTCATCGCTGCGAACGGGCCGGCTGGCGTGACCGCAGCGGCGCCGACGGGCCTCGTGCTGCGTGGCGGCCTGATCGCATCGAACGCGCCGTCTGGCGTCACGCTGGCGGCCCCGACGGGCACTGTGCAGATCGGACTCGCGATCGGCGCCAACGGCCCGGCCGGGATCACCGCCGCTGCGCCGACCGGGGCGCTGGTGCGTCCGCAGTCCATCGCCGGCAGCATCGCGGCGCCGGTCCAGAGTCGACCTGGATCGGGCCGACTGCAGGTCGGCGAGGTCCAGGAAGCGCCGCCGCCGGCGCCTCGGCCGCGCACGTCGCGCGAGCGGCCGCGGTGGTGGGGTGCGCTGTGGGGTCGGGGCACGCCGCCGCGGCGGTGGGGTCGCTAGCCAGGCAGGATCACGATCCAGGTCTTCGTCAACGACAGCGTGCCGGTGGTCGGCCCGATGACCGATTGCCACTCGAGCACCATGCGCGTCGGCGAGGCCTGCCCAGTGAACGTCGCCGGCCCTGACTGGGCGCGCACCTCCTCGCCGCTGGCCTGCAGCTGCAGCGTGGTGTCGAACAGGTCCCACCCGCTGACGAACTGGCCCGCCGCGGCCGGTCCTTGCGGAAGCTGCGACAGGTCGAGGAACACGACCGACGTGATCCCATCGGATGTCTCGGCCGTGCCCATCCAGACGCCGCGCAGGTAGTCGTGCGTCGCCGCGATGTTCGACGACGGCACGAACTCGGCGGCGCGGCTCCCGCCACCGCCTCCGCCGCAGGACGCCAACAGGATGCAGACCAGAGCCTTGTTCTTCATGGGCATGTGCTACCGTCCGGGCATGTCGCAGTTCACCTTCGACCCGTCCCCGCCCGTGCAAGGCCAGCCGCTCACCATCCTATGGTCTGGCCAGACCCCGTGCACGATCGAGATCGAGTGGACGCCGAAGGGGGAGCCGGCCTCGGTGTTTCTCGTCAAGGGCCAGACCGGCGCGGTGGTGACCGTTCCGGCGGACGCGATGACCGTCGTCGTCACTTGCAACGGCGACGAGGCCGGCGACGTGGTCACGCCATCGTAGATCACTTCGCGAGTTCCGCGATGTGACGAAGCGCATCGGTCGCGCGTCGCTGAACGTCGGGGTCCGATGACTTCTCGGCGGCGCGCAGAGCCGTGACGGCTTCGTGGACGTGGTTCGTCAGCACGATCACCGAACGCAGCTGCTCTTCGCGATCGGCTCGGTGCACGCCACGATGCGCCGCAGCCACCGACCCGCGCCAGTCCGCGAGCCGAACGCCGTAGTGCACCGCAGCCGCACAGCTCGCCAATCCGAGCGCTGCGACGGCCAGATAGAGCCCCCGACGCTTCACGATTGCGCTAGGGGCGACAGTCTCGATGGTGTCGATCCTCATGTTGCCTTCCCTTTCAGTCTTTCCCGCAGCTGCGTCCTCAGCTTGACGTAGTCGGTCGATGTGACGACGCGGAACCTCGGCGGGATTGGCGCGGCCAACCCTTCGCCGTCGTCGAACTTCTTCCCCGCGAGCAACCCGTCGAACACGTCGAGGTCGACGATCCAATCGCCGGGCCGGAGGTTCAACGGATGCTCGGTTGCGCCGACTAGGTAGTCGACGGAGGCCCCGAGTAGCTGGCTCAGCCGCAGCAGAGCCGTGGCGCTGGGCTCGCTGCGCTCGATCTCCCAATCACTGACGGTGCTCTGCGCGTGCGAGATCGCAGCGGCAACGTCGGCTTGGGAAAGTCCTCGTTGTGCGCGCAGCGACTTCAATCGCTCCGCGGTCTTGGCGGTGGTCACTTTTTTCGGCTCCGTGGTAAGCGCCGTAAGTGTGCCCGCCCTAACTGCCTGCGACGAGGCATACCGGAAAGTGCCGTGAGCGCAAGGCCATCGCGGTTGACAACCGCAGGCGCGGCGATACAAGGGGCCTCGCTTACCTGATGGAAACCCGCCATGCGAACGAACGCACAATGCCGCTCCGTCGATCGTGAGATCCGGCCTGCAGGCAACCAAGAAACGGTGACGCTGGGCTCTTCGCGCGCGAGCGCGTTGGTCGTCTCCCCCTCGCGCGCCTTGGCGGGCGCGGCAGAAGGTAAGCACGCATCCGCCGCAGCCCACGGCGGAGGCACTTTCTCTGACGTCGCGTCGAGTCGTCACGCATGCACTTCCCCAGGAACGGGGTGCATCTGTGCCTCCGTGACCGGAAAGCGACAACTTTCTTTTCGCGCGCTGGTCACACTCCGGATTCCGGAGCGTGCAAGCGCCATCGCATTCGGCTCTGGGGGTCCAGGGTCGGGTCTTCGCCTCGCCGCGCATGGGACGACGGGCGGCGGGGCGGAGCGTTTCACCTTCGCGCGCCACGATGCCTGTGCCGGGCGGTCGGCTGGCTGGATCGTCAGCGGGTTCGAGTCCCGCGGCGCGCGTCTCTTCTTCTGGATCGCCGCGCGGCACCCGGCCCTGAACAAGCCGGGAGTGGGTCGTGACGGGAACAACACTGCAGCCCACGCAGGAGCACGGCCAGGCTCGACGGAGCCGGTCGAACAAGCATGCGCGCGGCGATCCTCATCCACATTCGCTCGGCGTGTCGCCGGGCAACCAGCACCGCAATCCGAATCGCTCTGGCAGGGTGCCGAGGGTGTGTCGGGGCTGGTGCTCGCCCCTCGCTGCGGGGCGGGCTGTTACACGCGCGCGAGCCGGGCCAAGACTGAGAAAGTGGCCGACAGAAACGAGAGAGGCGAGTGCCTGACTCGTGCGCATTCTCACACCGGCGTGCCCCGCTCCGTCCCCCCAACTCTCCTTCCTTCCCTGGCCGCGTGCGCATTCGCGGCCAACGGGGCGGGGCGCGCCTTCTTCTTCGCGGTGGGAGCGCTGGTGGCGTGAGCGAGTGGCTCGACGCCAAGACGATCGCGACGTCGCTCGACGTCACGCTGGAGGCGCTGAAGCGCATGGCGCGCCGTCGCGAGTTCCCCGAACTGCTGCACGTCACGCGCGGCACCTACCGCGTGCGTCGCACGGACTACGAAGCGTGGGAGTCCGCGCGCATGACGTCGGCCGAGATGGCGCGCGAAGAGCTGGCTGCAGAGCGCATGCGAGCTGCGTGCGCGGGGGAGCGCTAGCCGTGGGCCTTCTTCTCGTCCTGTCGGACGATGCGCAGCCGCGTCAGGCCGGCGCGCACGTCCTCGGCCACGAGGTTCTCGTAGCGCTGGGTGGTCACGTAGCTGGCGTGGCGCGCGGTGCGCTGCACGGTCGCGGACGGCACGCCCTTGCGCAGCATGATGGTGACCAGGCTGTGCCGCAGCGCGTGGGGATGCCAGCGCGGCTCGCCGAGCGTTCGCTGCCAGTGGCGGAAGGTCTCGGCGATCGTCTCGCGCCGCGCCTTGTCGGTGGTGCCCGGCACGACGAACTCGCGGCCGGCGGCGTGCTCGAGCAGCGTCGCGACCGACTGAGCGGCGTCCTCGGCGAACGGCTGCGGCTGGCTGCGTGTCTTGCCGTGCGTCCACACGATGCGGTTGTCGGCGTCGACGTCGGCGACGCGCAGGCGAGCGACCTCGGCGCGGCGCAGACCGCTGCAGGCGATGAACGTGCTCAGCGCGCGCGCCCAGGGGTCGGTGATGCGGTCGAGGATCGCGACCAGCTCGGGCTCGGTGAACACGTCGGGCCGCGTGTCCTTCGGGCTCGGCCAGTCGACCTCGCCGATGGGGTTCGTGGTCGCGATGCCGCGGCGGACCATCCAGCGGAACAGGCAGTTGAGGGTGCGCCGGCAGTGCTGGATCGTGCGGGCCGACAGCTTCTTCTCGTCGCGCGCCTCGCGAACGAACTCGCGCACGACGGCCGCCGTGATGCGCTCGACGGGCATCGTCTTCAGGATGGTCGCGTAGATGTTGGCCAACTTGCCTTGGTAGAACGCGACCGTGTCCTCGGTGACGCGCACCGCGATGGCGGCAAGCCATTCCTTCGCGCGCGTCTCCAGGGTGCCGCCCCAGCCCGATTCGGTGGCGGCCTTCTCGCGCATGCGCTTCGCGTCGTCGTGGGCCTTGTCGGGGTCCTGGCGAGTTGGGCCGAAGACGCGCTTGCCGCCGGTGATCGCCCAGCCGCGGTAGCCGACCGCGACCTTGTTCCGGCGGAGCACTTGAACGTAGGGGGGGAGGTTCCGACGCGGCATAGGGTCGCGGTTGTAGCAGCCCCGTGTAGCAGGAGAGCAGCATGAACTTGACTCAGTCGACCGCAGGACTAGGATCCGCGCGGGTTTCTGGTGCTCGGGAGAGCATCGATGCTGGTGTGTCGCCTGGTCTTCAAAACCGTGGCGAGGCCCCAGGAAAGCGCCGCGTAGCAGAGGCGCAGCAGCCAGCAAACGCAGGCGCCGCGCGGCTTGGCGGGCGATGCGGTGGCGATTCGGGACCAGACCGGAACGGGACCGGAAACGACCCTCTTTGTAGCAGCGCTGTAGCAGCACCGGAGGTGCCCGCCTACCCCGTCCGCGCCGTCGGCAAGTTCGGCGTCGTCTCGATCGTGCCGCCGAATCCGCGCACCGAGTGGGGCCTCAGCGAGGACCTGCTCGCGGTCGGCTACGCGCAGTGCGCAGGGGGTGGCGAGTGACCGACTACGCAACCTTCCTCGCCGCGAAGCAGCGAGTCGACCGGCCGACCGGCTTCGACGCGGTCGACGTCAACGGGAAGCTCTTCCCGTTCCAGCAGGCAATCGTGAAGTGGGCCTGCCGCCGCGGGCGTGCGGCGATCTTCGCCGACTGCGGCCTCGGCAAGACCGGCATGCAGCTCGAGTGGGCGCGCCAGGTCGTGGCGCACACCGGCGGTCGGGTGCTGATCCTGGCGCCGCTCGCCGTGGCGGCGCAGACGAAGCGCGAGGCCGAGAAGTTCGGGCTGTCGGGCGTCGGTGTCGTGCGGTCGCAGGCCGAGTGCGAGTCGTTCGCCATCTGCGTCGCGAACTACGAGATGCTCGCGCACTTCGAGCCGGAGCAGTTCGCGGGAGTGGTGCTGGACGAGTCGAGCATCATCAAGAACTTCACCGGCAGCCTGCGCAACCAGATCATCGAGGCGTTCGCCGCCACGCCGTTCCGCCTCGCTTGCACCGCGACGCCGGCACCCAACGACTACATGGAGCTTGGCAACCACGCCGAGTTCGTCGGGTCGATGACGCGCGTCGAGATGCTGTCGATGTTCTTCTGTCACGACGGCGGCGATACGTCGCAGTGGCGGATCAAGGGGCACGCCGAGCGCGACTTCTGGAAGTGGGTCTGCTCGTGGAGCGTGATGCTTCGCAAGCCGAGCGACATCGGGTTCGCCGACGAAGGGTTCGCGCTGCCGCCGATCCAGTTCTTCGAGCACCTGGTCAAGGCCGACCCGCTGAAGGCCGGCGTGCTGTTCGAGGTCGAGAGCCCGTCGCTCGCCGACCGCAGGAACGCGCGGCGCGCGAGCATCGGCGACCGCGTCGCGAAGGCCGCGGAGCTGGCGAACGCCAACGGCGAGCAATGGCTCGTGTGGTGCGACCTGAACGACGAGAGCGCGGCGTTGACTGCTGCGATCGAGGGCGCCGTCGAGGTCAGCGGCAGCGACGACCCCGATCACAAGGAGCGCGCGATGCTCGACTTCGCCGCCGGGAAGATCCGCGTCCTGGTGACGAAGCCGAAGATCGCCGGGTTCGGCATGAACTTTCAGTCATGCCGCAACATGGCGTTCGTCGGGCTCAGCGACAGCTACGAGGCGCTCTACCAGTCCGTGCGCCGCTGCTGGCGCTTCGGGCAGGCGCAGGAAGTGCGCGTGCACATCATCACCGCCACCACCGAGGGGGCCGTGCTGGACAACGTGAAGCGCAAGGAGCGCGACGCCGAGGAGATGGCGGCGCGCATGGTCGCGAACATGGCAGACATCACGAAGGGGGCGATTGCGATGACGGAGCGCACGATGAACGACTACGCGGAGCGTTCGGTGTCCGAGGGTCTGTGGCGCATGGAACTCGGCGACTGCGTCGAGGTGTTGCGCCGCGAGCCGTCCGACTCTGTCGGTTTCTCGGTGTTCTCGCCGCCGTTCGCCTCGCTCTACACCTACAGCGCGAGCGATCGCGACATGGGGAACTGCGAGAACGACGAGCAGTTCATGCAGCACTTCGGGTTCTTGGTGCGCGAGCTGTATCGGGTCACGAAGCCAGGGCGCCTGCTGTCGTTCCACTGCATGAACATCCCGACCAGCAAGGTCAAGGATGGTGTCATCGGGCTTCGAGACTTCCGCGGCGAGCTGATCCGTTTGTTTTGCTCCGAAGGATGGATCTTCCACACCGAGATTTGCATCTGGAAGGACCCGGTGACGCAGATGCAGCGCACGAAGGCGCTCGGGCTGCTGCACAAGCAGCTGAAGAAGGACTCGTGCATGAGCCGCCAGGGCATCCCTGACTACCTCGTGACCATGCGCAAGCCGGGCGTCAACGACGACCCCGTGAGCAACACGAACGAGACGTTCCCCGTCTCCGAGTGGCAGCAGTATGCGTCGCCGGTGTGGATGGACATCAACCCGAGCGAGACGCTGCAGGGCGCGTCGGCTCGCGAGGAACAGGACGAGCGGCACATCTGCCCGCTGCAGCTGGAAGTCATCCGCCGCGCGCTGCGGCTGTGGAGCAAGCCGGGTGACCTGGTTCTGTCGCCGTTCGGCGGCATCGGCAGCGAAGGCTACGAGGCAGTGAAGGCCGGCCGTCGCTTCCTCGGCGTCGAACTGAAGGAGAGCTACTTCAAGCAGGCTTGCGCGAACCTGCGCATCGCGTCGCAGCAGACGCGGCAGCGCAGCCTGTTCGGCGCCGTCGAGGTGGCCTCGTGACCCCGCCCCTCCCCGACCGGATCGCGGCGGCGATCGACGCCTACGCGCAGAAGTCCGTCGTCTGCGGCTCGCGATACGAGACCGGCCCGATTGCCGCGCGGACCGCTCTGTGTGCCCTCATCGCCGAGGTGGTGGCCGAGCGCGACTGGCTGCAACACCACTTCCCCGAGCAGATCGCCAAGGCACTCGGGACAACGAGCGAGGTCACTGGTCGGACTCCTTCGATGGTGGCGTCGTGCGTGGCCAAGGTCGTGGCCGAGCGCGACGCCGCCCTCTCCAACACGTCGCTCCCCGGCTACTGCCGCCTTGTCAAAGAGCGCGACGCCGCGACGAAGTGCGCGGACGGGCTCGCGGCCTACCTCGCCGCCGCGCAGGCCAAGCTGGCTGAGGTGGACCGGAAGCGCCAGATCCTGGCCGACATCGCCGTCGAGGCGGCCGGCTGGCTTGCTGGCTTGGCTGGACGCCCTAGCTGCTCATGCGACCCCGGCGATCTGGCCAAGAGGCTGCTTTCCATCGCCGCCGCCGAGCAAGGAGGTGCGCAGTGAGAGACACCGGCTACTTCCGCAAGGTGGGCAGACGCTACGTCCCCGTGCTCGACTGGAACCATCCTTTCGAGCCGGCCGACGGCGTTTGGCTCGTCGTCACCGACGGCACCGGCCGCAGAAGGTCGCGTGCGTTCCGTCTGGGCGACGTGCCCGACGTGATGGTTGGCGCTGCGTTCGCGCGTCACCGCGACCTGATCGCGACGACGCTCAACAACACGTACGACAAGCACAAGAATGGCGTCAGCGCGTTCGACTTGGCTGAGGCCATCGTGCTGGCTGTCGCGGCGGCTGAGTCGCGTGGGGGCAAGCCGTGAACTGCTCCGCCCCTTGGCCCGGCCCCCGCGGCGACCGAAACGGCTTCGACGAGTCGCCGGTTCCGCCGCCCGAACGCCCGCCGCAGCTTCGCACCGTGCTGCTGATCGTCGCAGCCTACGCCGTCGCGCTGGCGGCGCTGTCGCTGGGCGGTGGGGTGCTGATGCAGTGGTGGAGGTCGTCGTGAGCCTCGCCGCCGTCGACCTCTTCGCAGGAGCTGGCGGCTGGTCGCACGGCTGGCGCGAGGCCACTGGCGACGAGCCGATGGTCGCCGTCAACCACTGCGCGCACGCGGTGCACCTGCATCGCCTGAACCACCCGGCGACCGAGCACTTCCTCGAGGACGTGTGGTCCGTCGATCCTGCCAAGGCTGTCGCCGGCCGCCGCGTGGACTGGCTGCACGGCTCGCCGGACTGCACACACTTCTCGCGCGCCAAGGGCGGCAAGCCGCGCGAGCAGAAGATCCGCGGGCTCGCGTGGGTGCTCGTCGACTGGGCGCGGGAGGCGCGGCCGCGCTTCCTGTCGATCGAGAACGTCGCCGAGTTCGAGACCTGGGGCCCGCTCGACGCCGAGGGCCAGCCGATCAAGGCGCGGGCCGGCGAGACGTTCCGGGAGTTCGTCGCGGCGCTGCGCGGGCTCGGCTACGCGGTCGACTGGCGCGTGCTGTGCGCCGCCGACTTCGGCGCGCCGACGATTCGCCGCCGGCTGTTTCTGGTCGCGCGCCGCGACGGGCAGCCGATCCGGTGGCCGGATCCGACGCACGCCGACCCGAGCAAGCGCGACCTGTTCTCGGCCGGCCTGCAGCCGTGGCGCACGGCGGCCGAGTGCATCGACTGGTCGATCCCGTGCCCGAGCATATTCGGCCGCAAGCGCCCGCTCGCGCCCGCCACGTGCCGGCGGATCGCGGCCGGCATCGTGCGGTTCGTGCTGTCGGCCAAGCCGTTCCTCGCCGTCACCGGGAACCGGCTGTGCGCCGCGTTCATCGCGCAGCACTACGGCGGGCAGGTGGGCAAGTCACTGCGCGATCCACTGCCCACCATCACGTCGCAGGACCACCACAGCCTGGTCGAGGTCCGCACCGGCGGCGACGGCAAAAGGTTTGCCGCCTTCCTGACCAGCTACTACAGCCAGGGCTCGACCTCGAGCTCTCTGCGGCGCCCGATGCCCGCCGTCGTCACGCACGACCGGCACGGGCTGGTGACGGTGCGGCTGGAGGACGGCGCGAAGCTCGAGTTCGGCGACATCGGCATGCGCATGCTGGCCCCTCGAGAGCTGGCCCGCGCGCAGGGCTTCCCCGACAGCTACGTGCTCGAGGGGACCAAGGCCGAGCAGATCGCGCGCATCGGCAACTCGGTCGTGCCGCAGGTCGCTGCGGCGATCGTGCGGGCCAACATGGGGCGGGAGGCCTGCGTCGCATGACCCTCCGCCACCCGAACCACCGCGCCGCCATGCACTGGCTGCGCCACGGCGAAGTCGCCTGCGGTCGCGCGTTCGACCGCCTGCGCAACCGGCTCTGCGCCTCGACCGACGCCCGCGTCGCGACGTGCGCCGACTGCTGGCGCGTCATGGTCGCAGTCGTGGCGGCCGACGACCTGGACCGGCTGAGCGACGAGCTGGTCGACGAGGTGCGTCTGCATGTCGCCGCGATCCCGCGGTCGGGGTGGCGCGCGTCGAGGCTGAAGAAGGTGAGGAGGAACCCATGAAGGCAGGGAGACCACTGAAGGCGCTCGACCACGACCTGCTTCGCGCCAGCTGGGGCAAGGTCAAGCTCGAGGCGTTGTCGGCGATGCTCGGCACGACCACCAACACGGTCATGGCGCGCGCGAAGCTGCTCGGCCTGCCGATGCTGATGCCCGCGCGTGGCCGTCGCCTCGACGAAGCGAAGCGCCAGGCCGTTGCCGCTGACTTGCGCGCGCGGATGCCGGTCGGGGAGATCGCCGCGAAGCACGGCATCCACTACTCCACCGTGCGCAAGATGCGCGTCGTCGTGCTCGGGCGCGCTCGCGTTCATCGGCGATGGGACAAGACATCGCTTTCGCGCGCGTGTGCTGTCGGCATGACGCTCGAGGAGCTGGCCGCGAAGCTGAATGCGCCGATGGCGACCGTCCGCGCTGCCCTGAAGCGTCTCGGCCTGCAGTATCGGCGCATCGACCGGAAGAAGGTCGTCGACCGCGCGCAGCTGATCGCCGACTACCGCATGGGCATGCCGTGGCGGCGGATGGCGAAGAAGCACGGATACCGGTCGGCGTGGGGCGTCCGCCAACGGCTGATCCGCGAGGGCATCCCGATCGACCGCATCGAAGAGCGACAGAGGACCGCATGAAGCCGAAGCGCACACACTGCCTGCGTGGGCACGACATCACGCATCCCGACAACTACTACGCCTACACCGACGACCAAGGGCGCGAGAAGCGCCAGTGCGTCCGGTGCAAGTATCAGTATCACCAGAGCAGAAGCACGTCGATGCCAAGGCGGAGCCCTGCGGTGGCTGAGAAGGAGAGCCGGAACTCGACCACGCTGCAGATCATGGACTTGGTGCGCAAGCACACGATGGCGAGCCTGTCGTGGGAGCGCGCGGAGATCGAGGCCAAGATCCGAGAACTCTCGGCGCAGGTGACGGAGTGACGCTCTGCATCACGCTGCCCTGGCCGCCGACGGAGCTGTCTCCGAACAAGCGCCTGCACTGGGGGCGACTCGCGAAGGCCAAGGCGCGGTATCGCGAGACGTGCCGCATCGAGACGCTGCGCCAGCTGGACCGCCGGCAGCCGCGGCTGGCCGATCGGCTCGCGGTGCTGTTCCAGTTCGTGCCGCCCGATCGGCGCAGCTACGACAGGGACAACCTGACGGCGCGGATCAAGGCCGGCATCGACGGCATGTGCGACGCGCTCGGCATCGACGACAAGCGCATCAAGCGGCAGACGACTGAGGTCGTAGAGTCGGTCGTGCCGGCGAAGGGCGCGGCGTGCGTGCGGGTGTCGCTGGCGGGGCTCTTCGAGTCGCCGGTCGCGATCGAGCGGGACGCCGACGGGATGCCGACGAGGCTCTACCTGTGACCATCTGCCCGCACTGCCTGCGCGCACCGGCCGAGTGCCTGGCGCCGGACGCCTGCACGATCTGCCCGTGCGCGTTCTGCGTGTCAGTTCGCGGCGGTGCGGCTGGCCCGCAGGATCCGCTCGTGCTCCGCCCGGGTGAGCAGCGGGCACTTGGCGCCCCACATCTCGCGCATGCGCTCGAACCCGGCTGCCTCCGCGATGGCCTCGGCCTTGGTCTCGCGCCCGCCTGTGTCGCGCACCATCACGGGGCGGAAGCTGCGCAGGTGGCCGATGCTGACCCACGCGTCGACGCGGCGGCCGTGGAAGTTCAGGCCCTCGACGCGCAGCCGGCTGGGGTCGCCGCCGGTCCACAGGATCACGCGGACCTTCGCGCCCCAGCGGAACAGGCGGGGCCCGACGAAGTTCGCCGCGATGTCCCAGCGCTCCATGGGTCAGTCCCTCGCCGCGGTGCGGCTGGCGGCGATGGCTGCCTCGACGCGGGTGGGCGCGACCTTCAGCGCAGCGGCGAGAGCCAGAACGGTGGCGCGCCGGGGGCGGTCGACCTTCCCGGTCCGCAGGTCGAGCAGCGCGCGCACGCTGATGCCGACGGTGTCGGCGAAGTCGCGGTAGTCGCCGGCAACCTTCTTCGCCAGCAGCAGTTCGTCGAGTGTCTCGGACATGGCCCGGCCGAGGATAGGCAGGACTGCCGAAAGATTCTATCCATGGCGCTTGATTCTGCGCGCAGTTCTGCCGATAACTGCGTCAGAAACAACCCCGGCCGCTGCCCAACTTACCAGGGCGGAGCAGCGACCGAGGCCAGATCCGCGACCCTCGATACCAAGGACCTCGAACCGATGGACACCGTAGCCACCGCGCCCACCTCGGCGCAACTCTCGACCGAACAGGCTGAAGCCCTCGCGATCGCGATGGCGTCGAGCCGCCAGCACATGCTGCGCTGGGACCGCCCCGAAGTGCGCCGCACCCTGGGGACGATCGACCTCGCGCAGTTCGCGCCCAACTCGCCGGAGCGCCGCGCAATCGACCAAGTGTGGGGGTGCGACCACATCACGCACAGCAGCGTCGCCGGGCTGGCGATCTGCGTCGATCTGCGCGCCTGGGACCTCGACGGCACGATTGTGGTCGACGAGGCCTGCGTCGATGGCGTCGAGGACTTCGTCGCGCAGTGGGGAGATCCGGCGACGCACGCCCGCGCGCAGGAGATCGCCGAGACGCGGCTGGCCGAGCTGTCGGGCCACGACCGCGACCAGCTCGAGGACGACATCACGCGCCAGAGCAACGAGGCCGCTTTCGAGGCGCACTACCTGAGGAACGTCTGATGAACCGCTCCATCTTCCGCAAGGAGATCGCCGAGATCGCCACGAACCTCGCGCGCCTCAACCTCGCCGTGCACGGCATGGGCATGCCGGCGCCAGACCGCGACCACCTCGACTACCTGTTGGCGTCGTGCACCTACTTCGCCGACCAAGCCAGCGCGATGGCCGGCAAGCTGCTGGTCGCCGAGCTGACCGACGCCGACCGCAAGCAGGCCGCCGAGGCCGGGAGGCGCGCGTGAACGCCACATCCCCCGGCCTGCTGTCGTCGCTCGTGTGGGTGCGCACGCTCGACTGCCTTTGGGATACCGAGGTCGGCGACGTGATCGCCGACCACCTTTTCCAGCTTGGCGAGCCCGTGCCGGCTGACGAGCTGTTCCAGAACGCGACGTGGCTGATCCCGAACGGCACCGAGATGGAAGCGCCCGAGTGGGCCGAGATGCGTCGCAAGGCGGCGGCTCCGGCACTGCGCGTCGACTTCGCCAACGGCCTGACGGTCGTGCTGCTGATCGGGTGGAGCGACCGTTGCGGCTGCGGAGACTGCAAGGGGCTGCCGAGCCTGCGCGTGGTCGAGGTGCACCAGCGGGAGGTGCGCCGATGAACCCCTCGGCCACGATCATCGCGCAACTGCGCGAACTGCAAGCCCTCACGTCGGCGCGGGCCGACATGCTGGAGGAGTCGCGCGACCAAGAGCGAGATCGCGCGGAGGCGGCTGAGGCCGAGCTGCGCGAGCTGCGGCGCGTCGTCGATGCGTGGAAGGCGGCGGACGCGTCGCTCGCAGGCGTCGTCGATGGAGAGCAGGATCGGATCTTCGCGGCCTACGAAGTGTTCAACGCCGCCGAGGAGGCCCTGCGCCATGCGTAACGCCCCCGGCCTCGCCACGTCCCGCGCGTCTCGCGTCTGGCTCGTCATCGCCGTGCTCGCGGCCATGGCGGCCTTCGCGTGGGACGCGCACGTCAACTACCTGATCGCACACCAGTAACCGAACCAACCAACCCAGAACGAAAGGAACCGAACCAATGGCTATCTCACTCGCAGACATCAAGCGCAGCGTCAGCGGACCACCGCGTCTCGTCACCTACGGCGTCCCCGGCATCGGCAAGAGCACCTTCGCCGCCATGGCGCCGTCGCCGATCTTCGTCCCCGTCGAGGACGGGGCCGGCGACCTCACCGACTACGAGGGCGCGCCGCTCAACGTGCCCGCCTTCCCGAAGCCGGCCAGCTACGGCGACGTGCTTGACTGCATCGCGTCGCTCGTCAACGAACAGCACGACTTCCAGACGTTCGTGCTCGACTCGCTCGACAAGCTCGAGCCCCTGCTCTGGGACTTCGTCTGCAAGCGCGACGGGAAGGAGTCGATCGAAGCCTACGGCTACGGCAAGGGCTACACGGCCGCCGCGATGGAGTGGCGCAACTTCCTCGACGGCTGCGAAGCGATGCGCGCGCGCGGCATGACGATCATCCTGACCGCGCACAGCACCGTGGCCCGCGTCGAGCCGCCGGAGACGGACCCGTTCGACCGCTACCAGATGCGGCTGCACAAGACGGCCGAGGCGCTGGTCTGCGACTGGGCCGACGCCGTGCTCTTCGCGAACTACAAGGTCTCGTCGGTCACCAGCGGCCCGAAGGGCAGCGAGCGGCGCCGCGGCATCAGCGACGGCACGCGCGCCCTGCACACCACCGAGCACGCGGCGTGGCGCGCGAAGAACCGCTACCGCATGCCCGACAAGCTGCCCCTCGACTGGAACGAAGTCGCCAAGTTCCTGCCGCTCGTCGGCAAGCCCGTTTCCGCCTGAACCCACAACCCCCAACCCCAACCAGAAGAGACAGAACCATGAGCACTTTCGGATTCGACACCGCCAACACCGCCGCCGCCCGCCCCTCGTTCGAGCCCATGAAGCCGGGCTGGTATGCGATGCGCATCACGCAGGCCGACATCGTCGAGGGCAAGAGCGCCAACGTCGGGCAGATGCTGAAGATCACCTTCGAGTGCATCGACCAGCGCGAGCCGGCCTACGTCAACCGTAAGGTCTTCGCCAACCTCTGCCACCAGCACGAGAACAAGCAGACCCGCGAGATCGCGCAGGGCCAGATCGTCACCATCCTCGACTCGATCGGGAAGCACGGCGCGACGTCGGTCGACGCCATGCTCGGCGGCGAGCTGCAGGTCAAGCTGGCGGTGCGCCCGGCCGACGGCACCTACGACGCGCGCAACGAGGTCAAGGGATTCCGCGCGCTCGACGCTGCGGACGGTGCGCCGGCCCCGGCCAGTGGCACGAAGCCGGCCAGCGCGCCGGCAGCGCAGGCCGCTCGTCCCTGGGCGAAGCGCTGAGGCAACGCCATGCCCCCCTCTCGCTTCATCGGGCCGATGCTGTCCATCGTCGGGGACCAGCTGCACGCCGCCTATGCGCGGCGCGCGGCTGACGCTCCGGCGTGCTCGGACGACGACTGGCGCCGCGACCACCTCGGCGCGTCCGTGCTCGGCCACGAGTGCGACCGCTTCCTCTGGCTGTCGTTCCGCTGGGCTGTCGCCGAGCAGAAGAAGGGCCAGACCCTGCGGCTGCTCGAGCGCGGCAAGCGCGAAGAGCTGTGGGTGCTGGAGGACCTGCAGCGCATAGGCGTCCGCGTCGTCGAGACGCAGAAGCGAGTGCAGTGGGGACACGTCGGCGGGTCGTGCGACGCGATCCTCCTCGGCGTGCCCGAGGCGCCGGACGTTCCGCACCTCGGCGAGATCAAGACCAGCAACGGGAAGCAGTTCGCGAAGCTGGTCGAGCAGGGCGTGAAGCGCGCGAAGCCCGAGCACTACGTGCAGATGCAGGTCTACATGCACGGCCTCAGCCTGCAGTGGGCGCTCTATCTGTCCGTGTGCAAGGACAACGACGAGATCCACGCCGAGCGCGTGCCCTACAGCGCGAAGGAAGCGCAGGCCGCGATCGACCGCGGGGGGCGAATCGTCGCGATGGAGGACCCGCCCGCGCGCAAGCTCGACAGCGCGTTCGCCCCGTGCATGCTGACGTCGAAGGACGGCACGCAGTGGCCGTGCCGATTCTGGAACCAGTGCTGGAAGGGCGGGCTGCCGGCGAAGAACTGCAGGACGTGCGTCTCGTCGTCGCCCGAAGCGGACGGCAGCTGGACGTGCGACCTGATGAACGGTGCCACGCTGCAGCCTGACGCGCAGCGCGCCGGGTGCGGCGACCACCTGAGCATCCCGGCGATCGTCGGGCACCAGGTCGTGAGCATCGAGGGGCGACGCATCACCTACCAAGCCGCGGGCGGCGAGGTGGTGGAGGATGGTCAATGACATCGTTCAAGTTCAACTCAGGTCTTCGCAAGAGTAGGCCAATCATCGATGCTGCATGGCCCGCCATGCCCGAGCCTTTGCTTGGGGCATACAACCAAGTCCTGGACGCTTCAAAGGCTGCGGCTCGCCTCGGATCAGGTTTCACCGAGTCCGTTTACCAGATGGCGATGGCGGTGCACTTGAACGCCAGCGGATGGAATCCACCTGGTTCAAGATGGCAGACAGAGCTGGTCTATCCTGTTAGCGCTGGGTCTGACTACTTCGGGACTTGCCGCGCAGACATCGTGCTTCCCATGGTCACGGATAGCGACGTCGAGGACCAAATCAAGGTCTCTGGCGTCGTCATTGAGTGCAAGGCTGTCAAGTCCATCACCGACGAGCACAGAGCGCAGCTTTTCGCATACATGCGAGTGGGCAACGTATTCACCGGGTTCATCGCCAACTTCTGCGTTGGCGATCCTATTCAGAGGTGCGAGGTCCAGGTGGAAACCTACCTGCGCAATGGGACGAGGTTCACGTGACCACCCCGCTCGCACTGCAGCTCCGCCCCTACCAGGAAGAAGCCGTCCAAGGCATCTACGACTGGTTCGAGCGCGAGCGTGGAAACCCGCTGGTCGTGGTCCCGACCGGCGGCGGCAAGTCGCTCATCATCGCGGCGTTCGTGCACCGCGTGCTGTCGTCGTTCCCCGACGAGCGCATTCTCGTCCTGACGCACGTTCGCGAGCTGATCGAGCAGAACCACAAGCAGTTGCTCCGGTGCTGGCCCGGTGCGCCGGCAGGCATCTACTCGGCCGGGCTGAAGCGCCGCGAGCACGATGCGCGCGTTCTGTTCGCCGGCATCCAGTCGGTCTACGACAAGGCCGAGAAGATCGGATGGGCCGACCTCGTGCTCATCGACGAGGCGCACCTCATTGGCCGCGACAGCATGGGCCGCTACCGCCAGTTCCTCGACGCGATGCAGTCGATGACCCCAGCACTCAAGGTCATCGGCCTGACCGCGACCCCGTTCCGCACCGGCGAGGGATCGCTCGACAAGGGCGACGATCGGCTGTTCCACGGCATCGCCTACACCTGCGACCTGGCGAAGCTGATCCTCGACGGCTACCTGTCGCCGGTGACGGCGAAGTCGA